AAGAACAACGCCTGTGGACGCTCCGTGACGTGGCTCAATATCTCTGCTGCACGCCGCGCCATGTGCAGAACCTGGTGACATCAGGCTTGCCCCACATCAAACTGGGGCGGCTGATCAGGTTTTCCCCGGACGAGGTGCGTCGCCATCTGTTGCGCAGGCGGGTGATAGGGGGTCGTTGACCAATTTCAGCCGCCTGGCCTTGCCATTTCCATCGCGGGCGACAAAACCATCCCGTTCCAGGGAAACCACCGCCTCGTCGAGTTTGGCAAGTTGCAGATTGAGGCGCTTTCCCAGCAATCCACGCGCAATGTTGCCGTCCTTGCGCAATTCCCTGAGGATGGACTTCTGCATGGCGGAAAAACGCAGGTCCGGTTGCTCCGATGGATCCGCGCCTCCCGTTCTGGCCCTGATCTGATTGCCCAGCACATAACCCCTGTCGGCGTTGGCGACGATGTCGTTGCCCTCCGCCTTCACATGGTCCTTTTCCCTGAGGATTCTCGTGGCCGCCTCCCTGATCTGGCGGACGGCATCCGTGGTGGCGTGCTCGCCCCGATGGAATTTCAGATTCTCGGCGATGCTGGTCCCGGTGAGGTTCTTCTTGCTGCCGGTTCTCTGTTTCTCGTGCAGACAATCCAGCACCTTGCGCATCTGGGTGGAATCCTTCGCGCCGGCGATCTTATGGCCGTTGATTTCGACCCGGTCGTCGTAGAAATCCAGCACCGCCCCATGAAACGGGCGCAACGACGCGGGGCGGATTTCCTGCACGGCGCCAACTTCGCGCGGAGGATACCGTTGCAGCAATTCGCGGATTTTCTTTTCGAGGGGGTGGTCGTCGCCGAACGGCTTGCCAACGAAGTCGCTGGCACCGTCCTTCATGACCTCGGCGCAGACATGATAGGTGCTGATGTCATTGGCGGTCATGACAATGACAGGCGTGGACGCATGCCCGAGGGTGCCCTGGATCTTCACCAGCAGGTTCCGTCCGTACTGTTTGTCGGGCTTGCTGTTGAATTTCAGGGGAATCGCCAGATCGAGCAGGATGTAGTCATACGCGCTGCGAACCAGGAACTCCTCGGCCTCCGCCTGGGACGCGGCGGCGTCACAAGTATGATCCATCGATTCGAGTTTTTCGCGAACGATCTCGGCGATGGCGGCATCGTCTTCGATGATCAGGGCGTGGGGCATGGGTGTTTCTAAATCGGGATTTGGATTTTGACAGTCAATCCGATTCCTCCCCCGTCCGCGAGGCGCAGGGTTCCGCCATGGCGTTCGATATTGCGCCGGGCGCTCGGCAGGCCGAAGCCATTGCCCGACGCCTTGGAGCTGCCGCCGGGGATGAATTCCTGAAGCTTGGCAAGCTCCACGGGGTCCATCGGCCCGCCCATGTCGGAAATCTCGATGTGCAGGATGCCTTCGCTCACCGTGGCACCAACCACGACGGAAGCCCCAATGAATCCATTCCGCGCCTCGTGCGCCTCGATGGCGTTCTTGATGATGTTGGTTAGAGCCACGACAATGAGTGGCCGCGAAACCGAAATGCGCAAATCCTCATTCACCGTCATGCAGCACATGACGCCCGAGCAATCGCCGCCCCGTGCGGTGATGTTTTCGCGCGCGGTACGCTCGGCGTCCTTTATCATCGAAACAAGGTTCTCCTCCGTGCGGCGGACGGTCACTTGACGCGAGAAGTCGTTGATCGCCTCGGTGAGCGACTGAAGGTCCTCCACCCCCTTGCGTAACCGGGAGACCGTCTCGGCTGCCTGTTCGGCATCGGCGAATGACAACCCCTGGAGCCGTTTCACGTTCTCCTTGATGGGGGTGAGGATGGTTTTCACGTCATGGGCGACCGACAGGAGAAACTCGTCGCACTGCCGGTTGGCCAGATCCGTGGCAATCTTCTCGGCGGCGATGCCGTGCTCCTTGCGGATGGTCTCGATGATCCCCTGCAAGCCCTTGTGCCGGGACCTTCCGGTGGGCCGCATGACGGGCGTCCGGCGGGCAAGCGCGTTGCGGGTGGTTCGGGAAACGTAAGCGCTGGCATCGACCGCGAGTCTGACTGCCAGTTTGTGGAACATCTCGTCGGGGAACGACGCAAGGTTCTCGGCGACGACCAGACGGACCTCCCATTTGTCGTCCCCGGCAGCCAGGCGGATAATTTCGGCCGCATCCTTCGCCGGGCTGGGGAGGGTTAGCTCGGCGCAAGCCTCCTTTGTCCACGTTCGACGCATTACCCACTGCGAGTGGGGTTCGGCCTTGAGCCGCTCAAGGCAATTTGCGAAATAGTCGGTTCTGTTATCGCTGCTTCTCATGGGTTTGGCGGTTTGATTTTGTCAGTACTGGTAGCGTTCCTTGCGCATCCTGAACGCTTCCTCCCCACCCTCCAGGATGGTCACAATGTCGGACTTGCAGCAATCCACGTCGCCCTGGCGCACGACCGAGCCCTTGGTGCGGCTCGAATCCATCACGAATACCCGCGCCGCGTCCCCGAGCACCGGGATGTTGGGGTTGTGGGTGGCGAAGATCATCTGCCGTCCGGCCACGGCTTTGCGAATCGAGCGCACCACGGTTTCATAGACGTAGCTGTTGTCGAGGTTGTCCTCGGGCTGGTCGATGATCAGCGGGTTGATGCTGTCAAACAGCAGGATCGGCAGGATGGTGGTGCATTTCTGGCCGGTGGACAAGGCGGACGTCTCCCGGTAGTCCCCGCGTTCGCAGAGTTCGATGGCCGGGGCGTCGTCGAGTTCGACGATCTCGAGCGCGAGCAGGTTTTCGGCGCGGGAAAGAATGGCGAACACCTCCGTCGCCTGGTTTTCATTGAGTCCGCAGGCGGTGATGAGCGCATGCCTGTCTCCATCCCTAATCATTTCCACCAGCGTCAGCGGTGGCACCGAGTCGGAAATCTTTCTGGCCGCCACGGCTCCCTTGATGGCGGGAATCCGGAACAGCCCTTCAAGGTGTTCCCGATAGCTGTCGCGGTTGCCACATTGTTCCACGGCGACACGAATCGAAGGTCCAAGCTCACGGCTCAGGTCCGCCGCGATGGTTTGACGGACGCGGAACCGCTCGTCGGAAAGATCCGACAGCCGGGCCAGCTTCTCCTTGCGTGCCGCCTCCACCTCCGTTCGCTGGCGTGTGACTTCCGCCAGTTCCCTGGTCTTGAACAGGAGTTCGTTGTGCCGTTTCACAAGCGCGGTGCGCTCGGACGAACGCGCCTGGGCCTCTTTGTGGTTGTCGATGACTTGCCGGAACTCGGCCTCCTGATGGGTGTGCACGGCTTCCAGCACATCCTCTTCGGTGTCGAGCTGTCTGGAGACCGCGTCGAAAACGGCGGCGATTTCAGTTAGAGAAGACTCCACCCGCGTTGAGGCTTCGCTGAGCGCGTGAACAATGGGGCCGATCGTTCCGGCATTCGGCCCCGCGCGCATTTCTTCGGGAAACAAGCTGTCAATCTCGGCTTGCATCCTGCCCCCGACGCCGCGCGTCGTTCTGGAAAGTTCCTGGAGGATGCGCCGCATTTCGCCGATGGCGCGGACTTCGCGGTCCCTCAGTCCCTTGTGGGCATGGGCCGTGTTGATCGCGTCGGCATTCGGGCCGGCCGACAATTGCATTCCTTTCAGCTTCTGTTCGATATCGGGAAGTTCCTTGATCTCGCTGGTGAGGGATTGAATCCGGGTCAGGAGCGGCAGCATCTCGGAGGCATTCTCCCCGATTTCCGCCCGCAGTGCCGCAGCCTCCCATTCAATCCGACCGGTCTCCCCGTCGCTGAACTTGTCGATCAGGTCGAGTTGGTAGTGGGTCTTTTCCGCGATGCTCTCCATTTGGTTCTGGCTGAGGACGTCCGCGCGGAAAATACGGCCGTGGCGAACCTTGAGTCCGGCGACCGGCTGGCCCTCCGCATCCATCACGATGGGATCGTCCCCCTCGCTGCGCGAGATCGCGTAGGTGACGCCGTCCTTGGTTTCGATGGTGACTTCAACCTTACCTCCGTCAAGGTTCGCGCTGATGATCCGCTCAACCCTTTTGCGAAGCGGATCGCCATCGCGCCCGGGCATTGAATCGACGGCAAAGCGCATCAGTTCGATGATCGTGGTCTTACCCACGCCCCTGGGGCCGATGATGCAGTTGAGCCCGTCGAGGAACTCGATGTCGAGACCTTCAAGAAAGCCTCCGGTGATCCGTAGGCGCTTGATCCTGTGGTGTGGTGAATTCGATGTGTTCATTGCGGTTCCATCCTGTTCGTGAGCCGGGATGCCGCAACATTTCCGTCCGCATTTCCCATATGGTTTTCATTTTTCCCACATGGGAAACCATATGGGTTGGAAATCGCCCACCTTGGAACCCATGTGGGTCAGGATGGGTGCCGAATGGTAAGGTGTGGGAAACCATACGGACAAGCCCGATCCACACACCACCCTGTATCAGGGATCGCGTTGACACGCCAGGGTTCATGTGTCGCGCGGCGAATCCGCGCTTCCGGCCGCCGGTCCTGTCGTCCGGCAAATCCACCCACCGTTCCAACGCGGATTCCAATCCCTTTTCCCATCCCATCATGACACCACAAACCAACAACCAAAGCGGCGCCCTGGCAATTAGCCGGGGCAGAATCACCCGGCCACAGAAGGCCGTCATCTACGGACCGGAAGGCGTCGGAAAATCCACGTTCGCCAGCCTGACACCAGCCCCCGTCTTTCTCGACACGGAGGGCGGCACCCACCACCTCGACGTCATCCGCCTCGAAGCGGCATCGACCTGGGACGAAATCACGGCGGCCGTCGCGCAACTCGCCAAGACACGGCATCCGTTCAGGACGCTGGTCATCGACACGGCGGATTGGTTGGAGAAAAGGCTTTCCGAACACCTGTGCCGGAAGTCTAACAAGGACAGCATCGAGGATTTCGGATATGGAAAAGGCTGGGTCCTGCTGACCGAGGAATTCGCCCGCTTCCTCAACTCGCTCGACGTTCTGTTAGCCCGTGGCATGCACGTCGTTTTCCTCGCCCACTCAACGGTGAAGAAGTTCGAGGCCCCGGACCAGGCTGGCAGCTACGACCGGTTCGAACTCAAGCTCAGCAAGTCAGTCGCGCCGATGCTCAAGGAATGGGCCGACCTCGTGCTCTTCGCCAACTACGTCACGCGCATCGCGGAAAAGGACAGCGGGAAAACCCGTGGCGTGGGCGGCAAGGAACGCGTGATCTACGCCACCCACACGGCGGCGTATGACGCGAAGAACCGCCACGGGCTGGCAGACAAGCTGCCCTTCACCATGGAAGCGCTCGCTCCGGTGTTCGGTGCGCAGGCAACGGCGGCTCCAGCGGCAGCACCGGCACCAGCCGAACCAGCGCCTTCATTGACCGACCGGATCTTCGCTGCGTTCCAGCGCAAATCCGACATGGCCAACGTGGTCGATTTCCTGGTTGCCCGCGGCCAGCTCGGCTACACCGCCGAAGGTCCGTTAGAAAGCATCGACAATCTCGATCCCGACTACGCCGCCCGGATGTTGTCCGATCCTGACCGTTTCGTCGCCGCTGTGGCGCAGTGGGCCAAGGAGAAGGAGGCCGCCCAGTGAGCACGCTCCTCAAAAGGACGGCAGCCAGGGCGCACTACCTGCGCGTTGCGGCGGAATGGATGACGGGCAGGAAGCGTGTTCCGTCCGTTGCTATCGCTGATGCCGAGCAAGCGGCGCGTGCCGTGCTGGCCCGTCATGCCTGCCAGCCGAAAGCCCATGTCAAGCTCCCCCGCCCCGGGCACGGCGACAAGCCGTCAGTTAAGCCATAACTCCAACCATCTATCTAAACCAATCCAACTCCAAACCAAACTAACATCATGCCATCATATACCGCATCCACCCCGACCGAACGCCCCGACTTCGTTGATCCCGGCGACTATCAGGTCGAAGTCATCGACGCCATCGAGACGGTTTCCAAGACCGGTCACGAGATGATCGAACTCAAGCTCAGGACATCCGCAGGGTCATACCTCTATGATTTCCTGGTTTTCATCCCTAACGCATTCTGGAAGATCGACAGTTTCCGCGCCGCCACCGGCGAGGAAGTCACGCCGGAAGATGACGTCGAGATCACGGCTGACGACCTGATCGGCCGCACCGGCACCACCCGCCTCATCGTCGAGGAATACAACGGCAAGAAGCGCAACAAGGTCGCCGCGTGGCTGACCCAGAGAACCGGCTCGAAACCCGCCGCCACTCCCGCCGCGACCCCCCCCACCAAGCCTCAACCGCAATCCGACGAAGATGACAACATCCCGTTCTAACCACAAGAGAGAGGGCGTGACCCTCATTCCCGGCAATGGCATGTCGCGGGAACCAATGGGAATCGAGGTGCGGCAGGCAATTTGGCACGGCCCTCGCCCGACTCGGCTGATTCGCAATGGCCAGGTCATCGGCACGGTGGGAATGAGAATCCCGTTGGGTCGCCTCCCTGCTGAAAGGAGGGGCGTATGAGCAATGCTCCGAAAATGGGCTTGCGGGCCTATCAGATGAAAGCCCGGCAGGACATTCATACGGGATTTTCAAACTTCGACCGCCAACTCGGCGTGCTTCCAACAGGTAGTGGAAAAACTATTTTGTTCAGCCGGATGGCGCACGATTTCCAGCCGCAGCGCACCTTGATCATTGCCCACCGCGAGGAACTCATCGCGCAGGCGGTGGACAAGCTGGGAGCGGCGACCGGGATCGAGGCGCAGGTCGAGATGGGCGATGATCGGGCTTCGTTGGATGCCCCGGTGGTCGTTGCCTCGGTGCAAACGCTCATGCGCGAGACACGGCGCAACCGCTGGCCACGGGACCACTTCGGACTTGTGGTCGTGGATGAATGCCATCATGTTCTATCGGATAGTTATCTGAACACCCTGCGTCATTTCCACGATCACGCAAAGGTGCTGGGTGTGACGGCAACACCTGACAGGGGTGACAAAAAGAACCTCGGCCGATACTTCCAGAACATCGCGTGCGAGGTGACGTTGCTCGATCTCATCCAACAGGGCTGGCTCGCGCCCATCAAGGTCAAGACCGTGCCGCTTGGCATGAACCTGGATTCGGTGCGTACCACGGCGGGCGATTTCAACGCCGATGACCTGGGCCACGCGCTGGAGCCGTATCTCGGGCGCATCGCCGACGTGCTGGTCGAACACCGGCACCGCAAGACACTTGTGTTCCTGCCGCTCATTGCGGTTTCCAAACAGTTCGCCGAACTCTGCCGCGCTCGCGGACTGAAGGCGGAGCATGTGGACGGGCAAAGCACCGACCGCCAAGCCATCCTTGAACGCTTCAAGAGTGACGAGACTCGCATCCTGACCAACGCGATGCTTCTAACCGAAGGCTATGATGAGCCATCTATTGACTGCGTCGTGTGTCTGCGGCCTACCAAGGTGCGGGCGCTCTACTCGCAGATCATTGGACGCGGCACGCGGATCTGCCCCGGCAAGGATCACCTGCTGGTGCTCGATTTCCTGTGGCAGTCGGGCGAACACAGCCTGGTCAAGCCGGCCCACCTGATCGCCGAGGACGAGGAGGATGCGCAGGCGCTGACCGAAAAACTCGGTGACGAGGGCGACATGGAAGAGGCACGCGAGGCGGTGGACGCTGACAGGACGCGAAAACTCACGGAACGCCTGCGCCAAAACCGCCGCCGCCAGGGCAGCGTGCTCGATCCGCTGGAGTTGGCCGTCACGCTCAACGACGCGCATTTGGCCGAGTTCATCCCGGTCATGCAGTGGCATGGCGAGTCACCCACCTCGAAGCAGCTCGATTGTCTCGTGAAATTCGGAATCGACGGCAACGCGATTCTGACCAAAGGGCATGCCTCGTTCCTGTTGGACCGGCTCTTCACGCGCCGGAAACTGGAACTGGCGACCCCGAAGCAGGTTCGCCTGTTGCGCAAATACGACCACCCGCGTCCGGAGATGGCCACCTTCAAGGAGGCCCAGGCGTTCCTCGCCATCAAGTTCGGCAGCGCCGCATGACCTGACGGAAACCATCGATGCCACGTTACAAGTCATCCAGGCCATCGCTGCCCCGCCGCACCCTCGACTATCTCCAGCGGGGTGCGCCAGAGGGCACGCGCAATGCCGAACTCTTTGAGGCGACATGCCAGTTCAGGGACGCCGGCATTCCGCTTGATGACGCGGAGGAACAGTTGCTTGCCCGCGCCATGGCCGACGGGCTCAATGAGGCCGAGGCACGTCACGCGATCCGCTCGGCCTACGCCGGGGCATCCAGGGAGCCTGTGGGCGCGGCGGCGGCAAGTCCCTCGCCTGCCGGCCATCCGCGACGGCCCGCGCCTGTCACGCACGCCGCCGCCACGAAGGAGCGGCCTGCGATGGCGGTGCCCGCGCCGGTGGGCGACGGATTCGTCAGGTTGATCGACGCGTGTTTCCAGCCGGACGAATTCGTCTCCATCGCCGAGGGCGTGGAAACGGACGAGGGCGAAATCGCTCCGCGCCGGGGTGTCACGCTCACGGCGGCCGAGTGGAAGGCGAGGGTCATCAAGAAGGGCGGCATCGAGCGCGTCTTCGGCACCAAGCTCGGGTTGTTCCTGCGCATCAACCCGATGCGCAAGGACGGCGCCACGAACGAGGAAGTCACCGCATTCCGCCATGTGCTCGTGGAATTCGACCGCGACGAGTCGGGCAAGCCGATTCCCAAGGATGAACAATACCATGCGGTGATGGCCAGCGGCATGCCGGTGTCAGCGCTGATAGATTCCGGCAACAAGAGCCTGCACGCATGGGTGCGGGTCGATGCCCCGGATGAAATGGAATACAAGCGGCGCGTCGCCATCATCTGGGACTGGTTCGCAGGTTTGAACCTCGACAAGCAGAACCGCAACCCGTCGCGGCTGTCCCGATGTCCCGACGGCAGGCGCACTGTGGATGGAGAGGTCCGCCGCCAACGTCTGCTCGCGCTCGGGATCGGCGCGCAAAACTGGGCGGCATGGGAAACCAAGCAACTCACGCCCGACGAGGATTCGTTGATGCCAATCTCCCGGCTGGCGGTTTATGACACATCTCACGATCCTAACAACATTCTAGGCAAACGCTGGCTGTGTCGTGGCGGTTCGCTGGTGGTCGTCGGCCAGTCGGGCATCGGCAAGTCGTCGCTGTGCATGCAGCTCATGATCCTGTGGGCGCTGGGATTGCCGGCGTTCAACATCACCCCGGTGACTCCGTTGCGCTCGGTGCTCATCCAGGCGGAAAATGACATCGGCGACCTGGCCGAAATGTATCAGGGCGTCCGCCAGGGAATGGGCATCACTCCCGAACAGGAGGCGATTCTCAATGAACGCATCTTCATCTACCGCGACACGACGCGCACCGGTGCCGATTTCGTGAACGCCGCCTCCGCGCTGGTGGACCGCCACAAGCCCGACCTCGTGTGGGCCGACCCGTTGCTCAACTACATCGGCGATGAGATTTCAGAGCAGAGGGTCATCAGCGACTTCTGCTGCAAGCTCCTCAACGCTGTGAGCCTGCGCACGGGTGTTGTCTGGTGCCTGCTGCACCACACCGGCAAGCCGTCCAAAGACCCGAAGGCCGCCAGCCACTGGACCGCCAGCGACCTCGCCTACAGCGGCCTTGGCAGCTCGGCACTCACCAACTGGGCACGCGAAACAGCAGTGCTTGTGCGCGTCAAGACACCCGATGGCGAACCGCCCACGTTCCAGCTCAGCATGACCAAGCGCCGGACACGGGCCGGCTTGCGTGATTCCGTGGGCACGGTCACCGACACGATCTTCGTGCGCCATTCGCAACACGGCGGCATCTGCTGGGAGCAGTGCGAGTCACCGGAACCCGAGGCCGAAACCAGACCTGACCGCTACAAGGTGGGCCGCAAATCAGCCTTCGATCCGGTGGCTTTCAAGGCGGTCATCGACGCCCATGGAGGCTCTCTAACGATGGCGAACGTGAATGAGGTCACTGCAATAAGTAAATGCAGTCCACGCACCGCATGGACTTGGTGGAAACGTTTGAAAAACAAAGACTTATGAGTTACTGCAAAAATAGATATTGCACTACTGCAAAAACCGAAGCTGCATCTACTGCAATAATTGCAATATCTCTCTCCCGGAGGGAGAGATATTGCAATTGCAGTGTGCAGCATGGGAAGGGTCAGGAGACTGCACCAACGAAAACAGATAACGGGATCACTCCGCCTAACAGGTATTGGCCCTTCCTGGCGGACATGCCGGTTCTGTCACACTGGCCGGATAGGAGCAAACCGTTCGACTACGCCAACAGCGAGGTGATCGCATACGTCCGCGACCGATTCGGCGTATCCATGGACCTTGCCATTCGCGTCTTCAATTACGCCGCCTACAAGAAAGTCGTCATCTTCGATCCGATCACAAAGCTCTGGTGCGGCGCGAAAGGAGGTGCCCGATGAACCGCGACGATTACAGCCAACGCCAAAAGGCCAAGGACGCGGAATACCAACGCCAATACAAGGCGTGGGTCGATTCCCTGCCGCCGGACGAACGCCGGAAACTCGAAGCCCAGGGACTGGCCGCACCCGATGTGGCGCATCATGGCAACGGATCGGCCAAGGGGGACGCCGCCGACAGCCCGCTCATGCGTGAGGGCGATGATCCGGCCGTGATGCCGGAACCGGAGCCGGAACATGAACCCACATTCTGCGACAGCGAATCCATGCATGACGCGATCCGCCGCGTGGTTGCGGAAATCATTTGTCACAGCAACGCCAGACTCACCGCCGAGTGCGTCGCCCTGGTCAGCGGCTTCGCCTACACCGGTTCATCCATGACCGAGATCGCCAAACGCCACGGGGTGACCCGTGCGGCCGTCTCGAAACGGTGTGTGGAACTCACCGAGTTGCTTGATCTCCCGCCGTCCCGCGCGATGCGCTCGTTGACAGCCCGCAAGTCGTATCGCTCCGCACGAATCCAATCCACCCAATCCCATGAACCATTTCATCACTGAACCAATATCCAAGTTCAAGATCACCCCGATGGGCCTTGCGCAAACCAGTCCGCTCAACATGGAAGAGTGGCAAAACCTTGGTGCTTACCTCGGCAGTGCCGCCCGATCCATGGCCTTCGTCATTGGCGACTGGCTCATGTTTGGCAACACGCTCCTGGGAACAGCCGGACAAGGCGCGGATTGTCCCCAAACGAACATACTGGAGATCGCGGCAGCCTGTACCGGCCTGGATATTCCAACCCTCGAAGCCTACGCGCACGTCTCGCGCAATGTGCCAATCGAATGGCGCAACGAACGGCTGTCCTGGGAACAGCACAGGGTCATAGCGAAACTTCCGCCGAATGACCGCCTGCAATGGATCAATACCTGCGTGGTTGAAGAGGATTGCGGCCGCCGCATGACCCTCCGCCGCCTCCGCAAATCCATCAATCTCGGACGCATCGCCACCCCTGCCGATCTGGAACCGGATCCATCCGACAAGGGCATCGAAAACCACCTCACGTATGTGAACCGGTTGGCGGTCTGGTGGAGGCACATGCAAGGCGACCTATTCCTGTCAAAGTCCACCTACGAGCAGAGGCAGGCCATCAAGCGCGACCTCGAACCGGTCGTGAACATTTACAACCAACTCTAACACACCACACCTATGAGCCCGCAACCCGCCGAATGCCAGGCCGCCATCGACGCGGTGAAGGAACTGCTAGATGCTCATTTCAAGGAGGCTGAGGACAGCGCCGACGAGGACGGTAAGTTCAGTCTCGGATTCCGTGTCACCTTCGACCGGTCGCACGCCCCAACCAAACTCAAGGTGACGTGCCGCGTGTCCAAGATCATGACGGATGAGATCGAGTGCGCCATCGACGATCCGGCGCAAACCCAGTTGCCCCTGTGATGAAAGTCCGCGCCCGCATGG